CTCGAAATTTCCCCGCGTTGTCGAATCCCCACCAGCAGCCAATCCGCTGGCAGACGTAGTTCAATGCCTCGGCGACGGTGATTTCCTCGCGGAAATAGGCATTGCTCATTGTCATCGCGTTTAGCGCTGTCAGATCTGCCGATACGAAATCGAAGTCGACAAGCCCGCCTTGCTTTGCAATCGCTTTGATTATGTTCCCGCAATTATTGGAGTTTGTATTATCAATCAAACTCGTTGATAGGTTATAGACGGGTGGACTGCCAAGGCGGATGCGCCCAGAGTTGTCCCAATAATACGAGCCGGCAGCGGGAGGGCCTGAAGTTTCGATGTTGGTGACGTTACCGGCATTGGTGAGTAATACGCCGCCATCATCAACGTAGGTAACCTTTACGTTTCCGTGCGCGGTCTGGTAGATCAGCCGCGACGTATTGACGCAATACGGCTGAACGAAATCGCAGCCTCCAAATGATAAAGGCTTGACAATGCCCTTCAGATCGCTTGATGTGCCCTCAAGCCCGTTTGGCAGAGAGTTGTCTCCGAGGTATCTGACGCTGTGAAGCTGCTTTTTCTCAAGTTCTTTCGAACGGTCCATGATGCGGATTGTTACTGTATCCCAGGCAAAGATTGCCGTTTCCATTTTTGCCATTAGGATGCGTGTAAACGTCGCGCCTGTGATGTCCTCTTCCTCTCCTACATCTATGTAGATGTCGCGCCCGTCAAAAAAGTAATCCTTCATATAGTCGAGACCGCCATCCGAGTTGGCTAGCACTATTTCGCCGATGCTAGAGCTAGTGTTTCCCCCTCTTAACAGCGCGTCGACGGATAGCGTCCTGCGGTACAGTGCTGGCTGGATGATGCGCGGTTCATACCAATATTGGTTCCCATCGAACATGCCGCGCCCGGTGCAGAATCCGATAATTGGAGTTGCGCCGCCTGGCGTACCAGGTGTGATCTGGCATCGATAAATCCTCATCAGATCGCCAGCCTCGCGCGTCGCTCGATGCCGTACAGGTGCTCCCTGCTGGCCTTCAGTTCGTCGAGAAGCGCCTTATTGGCTGCCGCCTGCAGCCTGACGAGCGCCTGTAGCTCTTTCGTTTGCGCCTGCAGTTCTTTGATCTGCTTGTCGCTTCCACTGGTCAGAATGTTCTGCGTCTGGCGATGGTTCGAAACGAGGGCGGAGCCAGGTACGTCGATGATTTCTGGCCCCATTTCGCCTACCAGAGTCAAGCCCGAAGTCCAGCCACCTGAAGCCTTGGCGTTGAGCTTCTTTAGTTCGATTTTCTTGCGCTTCTTGAGCGCGTCAATCTGATCCTGAATCGCATTACGTTCCGCCTTCTTCTTCGGCCCCATGCCCTTAATGGCGTACTTCTGATCCTCGAGCGCAGCTATCTCGTCTTCCAACAGGTCAACCGCATTTTTGACAATCGGCGCCGGGGCGGTGGCAGCGATGGCCGCCTGCGTGGCGTCGAACTGCTGCGAGAATTGCACCAACTTGTCGGGTGCCGTAGCGACGATGAACTCGGCCGCCTCGGTCTGGCTCAATGCCGGCTTTTGCGCCGCTGCCGCTTTCAGCGCAGTCGCCTGGATCATTCCAAGAGCAGACTGAACGCCCGCAAAATCCTTGGCGTAGTTCCCGCTTGAACCGTAGAAGGATTGCGACTGAGCAAGGAACTGCTGCGCCAATTGCGGCAGGCTCGCAAGCGCCTCTTGATCGCCTTTCTGCGCCTTCAGCAATGCGGCGTTGTATTGGCCTTGCGACTCGCGGTATTTTTGTTCCGGCGTCAACGGGCTCAGATCGGAGATATCCAGGCTGTCGACGAATGACCCGATGGCCTTGACGCTGCTGGTCAGAGCGTTGTTGAAAACATTGAAATTGGCCACGGCGTCGTCCACGGCAAGACTAAAATTGGAGGACGCGGACTCGAATTCCTCCGGCGTTTTGGCGTTGATGACCGCAGCCTTCAGTGCATCAAAGTCGACCGGCTTACCTTTACCCAAAAAGCCCAGGGCTCCATCCAGTACGCCCTGGGCGGGCGCCAAATAGCCCGCGCGGGCATTGCTCACCGTCTGACTGGATAGCTTTGCAATAGCGTCCTCGCTGATCCCCACGGCGCGCGCGTCGGTCGACAGCTTGATGATCTGGTCATTGAGCGAGCCGAGCGCGCTTTCCAGCGTCGGCGCCAGGCCGGCCAGTGCGCGGAATTGGTCTTCCACACTGCGTTTGATCGCCGCGCGGCTACGATCGGCTGCCTTTTCGACTTCCTCCAAGCTCAGGCCAAGGTGCTTCGCGCGCTTGGACAGTTTTTCAAAGCTGGCATCGAGCGCTTCCAATTGGCTCTTGAGTTCCGACTGCTGCCCGGTGAAAGCCAGCAACTCATCAACGCGACCCATGCGCTTGGCAAACCCGCTCGCCGTTTTCGCCGTGCGGGCCGCGCCTCTATACTGCGGGTCGAGCTGATCGATGTTCGCGCGGACGAGTTCGGCAAAAGCCGCGTCGGCCGCCTTCTTCAGGTCGAACTTTTTCGCTTCTTGCATGCCGCTGTAGTAGCGGTTTCCGGTGCGGTCGGCGATGGCAAACGAGGTATCCTGCCCTCTGTTGTACGTGGTCACGCGGAGCTTTCCGAACTCCATATGCAGCGCTTTTTCCACCTGGCCGACTGCTTCAGCAATGGTGGTAGCCTGCTGGATGGAGATTTCTTCAAAGTCCTTCGCGCCGCCTTTGGAAAAGGATGACGCCAGATTGACGGCGTTATTTTTTCCGATGTTGACCGTCGCGCCGCCTTTCGGAACAGACGAGAACAGCCAGCCCATAAGCTGGCCAATGCCCGGGGCGAGCAGGTTTGACACCCAGTTGGCCGTCATGTTCGGCCGCCGGTCATCGCCAAACAGGCTTTGCCCGAGTTGGTTTTCGCCATGGACAATCGGTTTAGCGAATTTCAGCGCCCACAGAAACGGGATATTGCCGAGCATGTCGACTATATCCAGAATCTCCTTTTGCCCGCCGGCGTCGAGGCTGTTGCCAATGCTGCGGCTCTTTGGGTTCGCACCAAAGGCGCCCTTGAACTGGGACATGATGCCGGCAACGATGGACGCCGCGCCGGACACCATAGACAATGAACTACCGCCCGAGCCGCCGCCGAACAGTCCCGACAACGCGCCTCCACCATCTTTACCGGTCGCCCCGCCATTGCCAAACAGGCCGCTAAAGATGGAGGAAAACCCGCCACCCGTGCCGCTGCCGCCAAATAGGCCGGACACCCAACCGAGCAGCCCGCCATTGCCTGCCGTGCCGTTTCCTGACATAAGGCGTTCAAGCGCCAGACTGAACCCATTTCCGGCTAGGTTCCCGAGGCTGCGCGACAGGCTGTCGCCTATGTTGCCCATGTCGCCGTTGATGATGGAAGCGAACAAGTCAGACAGGACGTTGTGAACATTCTTGGATGCCTGCTCAAACTGATACGAGAACTCGTCGGCGCTGTTCTTCGCCTCTCTATTGAACTCGTCGAAAACTTCCTTGCCAATGTCGTCGAGTTCTTGACGTAGCTGATCTTCCTCGCGCCGCGTGATCTCCGCCAGCTCATGGAACTTCTGCTGTTCAAGCTTCACGCGCGCCTCGGCGTACTTCTGGCCGACGTCCAGGCCACGCTTCGCCGCGGCCTCCTCGAATTGGATGATGTTATCGACGGACTCTTTGTATTTCGCCTCGATGCGCTGCCGCTCGTCGAATGTGGATTCCACGGCACGTTCGGCGTTTGACTGCAGTATCTCGTATCTCCGCTCTTCTTCTTTGCGCAAGGACTCTGCCGCGCTCGCGTGTGCGCGTGCTCCGGTCGATGCTGTGGCGTGGGCCTTGGCAACCTTGTAGGTGGCAGTTGCGGCCTTCTCCGCTGCTGGCGCGTATTTCGTCAGATCTACGGTGGCCTGCTGAGCGCCGGACGCCTGCCCAGTAGCAGGGAACGCAGCGTCTATGCTGCGCTTTATATCAGCCTGTTGAATCTCTGCAAGCTTGTCGTCGCTGAAGCCGAACACGCGGTTTTTGAACGCGACAACAGGATCGACGATGGACGCAATTGCGCCCTTGAGCCGGTCAATACCCTTGCTGACAATCTCAACACGCTCGGCGATGCCGTCCAGGATTGGCGTCAAGACACTGGATATAGGCGCTTCAAGCGTCTTGACCAGCGAGCGATATGAGTTTTCAAGATCAACAAATTTCGCGCCTACATTGCTGGCCGTCGCCGTCGCGGCCCCCTCGTACTCGCGCAGAGCGACGATCAAGGAATCGCGGAACATGGCGGACGTGATCTCGCCATCATTTACCAGCCGCCGGAACCCTCCGGCCGTTTGCCCTGTCGCTTTATCGAGTGCCTGCAAGAGCCCTGGCAATGGCTCAGTGACCTGCGCCAGTTCTTCCGCATGCACGACTCCGGATGCGAGCGCCTGTCCCAAACCAAGCATAACCTGTTGCAGCTGCGCGCTTTGCGCTCCGAGCGCGCTGGATGCGTTGCTGAGCCCTTCTAGCAGGGCCTTATTCTGCTGCCGCGTAACCAGCCCGGATTTTTCGAGCGCAAGCAGCCGCGCCTCACTATCCGCTAGGGTGTCGATATCCTTGTGATGCCGTGCGGCCAGGCGTGCCAGATAGTCTTGCGTTTCGGCGTAGTCCTGGGCAGATTTCGTCAACGCACGTAACCGCGTGTCCGTCGCCTGGATGGATTGCAATGTCTGCACCATCGAACGCCCAAACGCGATGACCGCCGCTGTTGAAAACGCGGCGGCCAAGGTTGAGGCAAGCCCGGATGCGGAAGACTTGAGCTTTTCGGTCTGCTGCGCCGCGCCGCCGGCTTCCTTGCCGACGCGGTTGATCGCATCCGCGCCCTTTTTCCCAGACTGCTCTAGGCCATCCATCGCCGCCTTGACGTCGCGGCCTACCCTGTTGATCTCGGCGCTGGCGATTTTGCCGTCAGCGGTAATCTTTATCGCAAGGCGTAAATCCTCACTCATGGGGCGTCACCAGGGTTTGGGGCCGGCGCCCGCGTAGGGCTTGGCGAGGCCGGCATCGAGCAGGTGCCGAGCTACGGATACCCCGTCTGATTCGACGCCAGCCAGCAGGCGAAAGTACTTATCGCGGCGCGCACCGACCAGGCGCACGGTGTGGGGCGAGGCGACCAGGGCGAGCAGCTCCGCCTTGGCGCGGATCGCCGCCAGCTTGATGTTGGGGCGGTGATCTGTCATCTCCGGGGCATCGATTCCGGCGATGCGCACGCTCACGCGCTTACACAGCACCTCGATGGGGCAGTCAGCTAGATCTACGGCGAGGGTGTCGCCGTCGTGCACGCGCACCACATGCTCCACCACCAGCTCGGCGGCGAGCACTTGGGGAGACATCAGGGCCAATACCAACAACCAAATGCTCACGGCTGGCGCTCGTGAGTAAGGCGGGAGCAATAAGGCGCGTGCACGCCGAGGGGAAACAAAAGAATGAGCGTGGAATGCTATCTTCATGGTTTGCTACGGTCGTTGAGAACATCGAGCGCCGCGCGCTCCATGACTTGAATCCGGGTAAATTCGCCGGCACGATCCCTGACCCGCAGCAGCCTGAACAGCGCATCAACGGCGGCATAGTCCAGACCGAGAAAGCCGCCCATGCCGCCCACACGCCATTGGGTGGAGAGCCGGCAAAACAGCCCGACAGTGTCCCAATTTTCTTCAAAAACGAGGAAATCCCTTTCTGCCTCGTCCGCTGGCAAACCAACGTCAATGCCGGTCAGCGCCAACCAGTCGTCCCTTGATTGGTCCTTGGGCGTCCCGCCCGCCGCCCAATGCCGGGCGGCATCGATCAGTTTTTTCGCTTAGCTCCCGTCAACGATTCGAACCACGCGGCGATGACGGACGGCCGCACGGGGAACACGTCCAACACGCTCTCGCGCATCACGTCGTTATACGGGATCGGGTTACCGTCGGCATCGGCGATGCCTTCCCACCCAGACAGCACCTTGGATGCCAGTTCGGCATCCGATATCTGTTGATCGCGAGCCTGAGACATCAATTCATCCAGCTCAGTCTGCGGCAAGCGCTTGAATCGCGCGGTGAACTGCTCCCTTTTTACCCGCCCCTTTTCGTCGCGAATTTCGAGGGTTACGGGGTAGGCGTAGTCGTCTGACAAATCAATCTTGAACATGGCCGTCTTTCAGTTTTGTTCAATAGTTGGTTGGGTTGGATTACTTCACGGTGATCTTGATTTCGTCGTTGCCGGTGGCCGCGCTGGTCTGGAATTTCATTCCCAGGTTCCACATGGCGATGCCGTCCGAGTCCGCTTCGGTCACGGTGTCGAACTGCATCTTCGGCGCGGTCACACTGATGATGTTGCCGGCCACTTGGCCATGCTGGACGGCGAACGCGCCCGTGCTGGCGTTTTTCGCCTTGGTGAACGGGTCGAAGGTGGCAAGCAGCGTGGCCTCCATGGAAATCTGCCCCGTTACCGCACGGCCTGTCATCTCAACCGACTCGCCGCCGACGAGCTGCCGATAGACCGCCTTGGGACCCAGATCGATCGTCAGGCTCTCGTACTTCGCCGCGGCGAACCCGTGCAGGCTGAGGCCCGTGGTATTGGCGGTGGAGACGGTAGCGGGCACCTGGAACCCGGTGGTGTCGAAGGTTGGCAGCGCCGTATCGCTGAACGTGCCGATCAACCCGAGGAAGGTGAAGCGCAGACTCGGGATCTGCTTGGCGCTGAGCACCAGCGAACAGGCGGAGCAGCGGGCACCGAGGAAGATGGAGCGGCGGCCATCGAGGTAGTAGTAGATGCTGAGGGACTTTTCGCCTGAGCTGACCGGGTCGTAGGCCACATCGACGCCGGTGCTGATGGTTTCAGCAAACCCAGCGGCCTGCAGCAAGGGCCCCCACTTTGGAGCAGTGCCCGCCGCGCCCGCGCCGGCAAGCTCCACCTCGAAGGTCATGCTACCGTAGTTTTCAACTCGCACCGCGCCGCCGCTGCCGTAGAACGGGCGGATGAACTGGCGCTCGATGGCGCTACCCTCCAGAGGCTGCACATCCAGGTTAAAAACCTGGATGGCATTAGCCGCGCCGGTCGGTGTTGCGTCGACGCCGTAGGTCGTTTCGATTTTAGCGAGGATGCCCCGCTTATTATTTTTCTGAGCCATGGTCGGGATCCTCGCCGGTTATGGATTGGGGTTGGTCATCGATGGCCGCCGGGCTGCGCTTGCCCGTTTTCGGATCACGGATGTAGGTGCCTCCGATGCCGGTGTATTCGTCAGGCTCTTGATGAGCTGCACCGCTGTCTGGCGGCCGCTGCTGCTCGTGCTTTTTGGTCATAGGCTGGGAACCTCCATGTAAAGCTGGTGAAAGTCAATTTCGACAAACTGCGTGGCTGCATTGTTGCTAATGCCGATCACGGGCGACAGACGCGTTCGATCTCCCGGTATATCGGTCGAATCTGCCGTCCTGTGAACAAAATACCCGCCGGTTGATACGTTACGAACTGACGAAAAAATCTCGGTGCCGCCCGGCTTGCAAAAAAATTTGACGTCGAACACGTCGTTAGCCAGTGGCCGCGGGAGCCCCGTGTCTACCTTGGTCGGTGCGCCGCTGGCATCGTTGTGCCACAAACTCAGGTTTCCGTCGCCGTTGATCGCGCCGTAAAGGATGGAGTGGACGGCGCTTGATGACGAAAAATCGAAATTCGCGGGACCCGTTACGCTGGGAGAAAGACCAAACCATACGCGGCTAGCGCTCGGTGTAGTCGTCATCGCGGCAATACCAAATCGCATTTGCACGTAAAACCCGCCCTCGCCGATATTTTTGCCGCGGAACAGGCTGGCATAATTGCCAACCAGGCCAGCCGCGCTACCTGCCGTTGAGGCGCTGCGTAGACCTACGCGGCGAGTCCGCGCTGCATACGAGTCGAACGATGGCTCAATCGTTTTAGCTACCACTGTCCCCGCTGTGGTAACGCCCATGCCACGGGTGTACAGCGACGTGCTGTTATCCTGCGCAACAACTTCGTAAACGAAGTTATCTCCAAGCTGCGGTTGGAATGCGAGCGGGATGCCATCCATTGACATGACGCCCAGCGAGTTGCGGCCCGTGTCAGAGTAATCGAACAGCTCAATCCCTGCTTGCGGCGGTGGCGGTAGCCTTAAACGCGAGAAACCACCGTTCAAAGGCATTAATTCGGTGCTTTGCGATTGGCTCTGTTGCCCACTTACCGCGCGCAGCGACGAAACCATGTCGTCCAGTAGCGCAAACCGCTTAATATCGTCAGGCAATGGATACATCAATCAATCCCTCAACCAATCCCCGTAGGGACCACGCTGTTAATCGGATTCCCGGCCGCCGCGTAGGCCGCTTTTACGGCAGCTGCGTTGTAGGATCCGTTTGGCCAGGACTCCCACACCTGATAGTGCGACTTGTAACCAGCCCCGCCCATCATCGCGTATGCGATGGTTGCGTCATAGGTGGTAGTCCCGTTTGATATCCGGCTTTGAGTAGTCCCCTGCATCGAACACATGAGCGGCCTCGCAAGCTGGCGCGCCTGCATCAGCGGACGGCCAAACGTCGCGTCTCCAGGGACCGTATCGGGCATGCCCATACCGCCCGCTGTCGCGTCGGAATGCTCTAGAAAAATCTGGGTATCGAATTTCCCGCTTGGGTATGCCGCGTTCGCCGTGCGCGAGTCAAGGTACTTTTGCCAGTTGTAATACCAGAAGATATTTTTGTGCGGGAACGCAGCCTGCGTTCTCGTCATTATTTCCTTCATGGCGTCTACGTAGCCGGCCACGGTAAAGTCCGTGAAATTCGACAGTGAACCATCAGGACCAAAAATTTCATCAAATACAATGCCCTCGAAATTAGGCTCGTTATCCAGCAGCGCGCCCAAGTGCTCCAGCCATCGGATATATTTGGCCCTCACATAGGGATTCCAGACCTTTATCCAGCGCTTGTATGTGCCAGCAGTCCGGATCGACTCGCCACCAGCATACTGAGAGCCTGCCCGAATATAAGCTGGCGTCACATTTTGGGCGTTAAACCACACATGGGGGATCTGAAGCAGAAGTTGCTTGCCCTTCGATTCGCACGCGGCAAGGGCGTTGACTATAGTAGTGTCATTGAATACACCATCGGCTGTTTCCAGGTTCCCCCAAAACTGCACAAGCTGCACACCCTTAAATGCAGGTGCGCCAATCGTTAAATTGACGGTCCCAGCCGTGTTAGCTGCATTGGTCCCGACGCGGAAATAGGCTCCAGGGTTGAACGTCCTGGTTGTAACAACGCTCGGGGCGCTGCCGCCCTTGGTAAACGTTGCCGTTATCACGGCAGAGCCGCCTCCCGCGGCCGCAGTACGCGTCACCACTGCACTGACCGTATGAGAGCCTGCCGCAAGCGGACTCAGGTTATACGCGATTGCCTGCCCCGTGCTTACGTCCGTCCCGCCAAAGTCCCACGGTGCGTGATTTTCGACGCGCACTGGCACCCCCGTAGGCGCGCTCGGCGTTGGGTCGTCCAGATAGAACGCGACTGACTGTATCGCAGAATCATTGGCAACATAGATGTATTGATTGCCCGTAATCGTGACGCCGGATAGGTTGACAGGCGACGAACGCGTAGGGCTGCTGGCAACCAGTAAGTAAAAATCACTCGGCAGCGTCGGCAGTTCGCGCACCTGGTAATCGATGCCGAACAGATGATTATCCGTCCCAGCAGTCCACACTACGTCGGCATGGTACGGCGTTGCAGAGGCCGGTAAAGAGGATTGGTCAACTGCCGCCGTTACCGTTAGCGGCGTGACCCCAGACGTTGGCGTCAACGTCAACCATGATGCAGATTCGGACAGCGATATTGGATATGACTTGCCGTCGCTTGCCTCGATCTTGAAGGTCTGACTAGCCGCATTGGTCCCCTTGAAGGAGATAAAATCAAGGCCGCCAGGAGAAGCAAAAAGCTCAGGGACCGTCGGGACGTACTCACCCAGGTCACGCAGACTCAGCGAGCCAACGCTCGTGCCATCCGTCCACGTCATAGTGCCATTATTGTAATCAACGGTGTGCGGTACGTTGTCGACGGTGTACGCAGTGATGCGGCCAAGCTCGTCCTTTTTCACGCTGAGCGGCACCGGGTCAGGAGCGGCGGGCGCGGGCGAACTTGTTTGGCGCGAGAGGACAAACGATAGTTTCGGGTTCACTGGAAGCTGGCTCCGCTGACGACGATGTTCGAAGTTCCAGCGCTTCTCATAATGAGCTTGACGGCGCCGAGCAGATCTACATTGAGCATGAGGATGCTGGTGGAGCCCGGGGCGAGCGTGACGGGATCGATAACGCCCTGCAAAAGAAAAAAGTCCGGCGTAACAAACCCGGAACTTTTGAGCTTGAAAAACGGCATGGTCTCCGGCACCGCCAGCGGACGGCCCCACAGCTCAAACGCATTGAGAGCGCTCGCGCCCTGATTGGTGATCGCCAGAGTCAGGCCGTAGGCGTTGCCAAGGTTGAAGGCGGGGCCATCTGTGAACGTGTTGGCGATCACATGGCTGGTTTCGTTAAACGCGGTGGCTAGGCTCACGGCAGGACCCTCAGATGGACGGCAGTCTGGAATTCGTCACCCCAAATCACCTGGCCGTCCACCGCATACAGCAGTCTGCCGCCGAGCAGATCCACCGGGCTATCGCAGCCATCCGGCAGCCAGTTAAGCAAAGCGGCAAACACGCTGGCGCGCAGCAACTCCGCCGCCAGCAGGGCCGACTCGCCACGCATGTCGGTGAGGTCTTGGATGGCAAGCGCGACAGTAAAGCGCGTGGTGACGCGCTGGCTCAGGTGGGTAATGCCTTTGTTGGGCGTAGCGGTGTCGGATGGGGCCAGCAGGCAGCCGGAGGGCCAGTCGGTGAGGCCGGCCTGCATCTGCCGCAGGCTGGCGGCGACGAACCATTTTTTGCATTGCGGGACCTGGTTACGCAGGCGCGAAATGATAGAGGCGAGCTGCATCAAAAGTCCCTCAGCGTGTCCGAGGTGAACACGCGGAGCGGTGCGTCAAAGTCGACGCTGCCCGGCTGCTCGATGGCGCCGCCGGCGTCCTGGGCCAGCGGGATGCGTCCCTCGCCCACGGCGGTCAGGTATTTGATGGCGTCCTCATAATCCTGACGGATGTGATCCGGGCGGCCCTGGGGGAACAGAAGATACCAGGTGATGGCGACCGCGCGGGTTTTGATGCCGGCTGAGGGCGCCACCGGCACGGTGTAGCGCCCGGCCAGGTAGTCGTCGATCACCCCATCCGCCTTGTCGATGGCGGCAGACACCACGGCGGCGTCGTAGCTGCCGGCGCCATTGGGCGCCAGCTCGGCCAGCAGGTCAGCGCCGTGCGGTATTGCGAGGAGATCGGAGATGGTGCAGTAGCTCATGCGCGCAATTTACGCGCGCGGGGGAAAGGGGATAAGACGGAAGGGGTTCCGTCAGGGGAATGTCGTGAAGGACGAAAGATCAACTTTCGTCAGAGTCGGATACGCCGGGTCCGTCGATGCCATCCAGGCTTCAATCTCAGGAATCATGCCGGAAATCCATGGGTTGCCGCCAGACGTAAATTGGGAGCCTAAGTACACAAGCTCACCGTTGATGGGGAAAAAAGCAGGAGCGGAGCTAGTTGTATTGCTCGATAAAGTCCAAGGATTTAAGTCTGCAGCCAAACCAAGCACGCTATGCTGACTAAAGCCAATTGGAGGTCGTGTTTCGTAGCCAACAGACTGCGAAAAACGATCAGTATTGTAGCCGTAAATAATGGTTTTCATCCCAACGCCAAACGTGCGAATGCCGATATTCGGCAGCCCGAAGCTGTAGAACCCGGTCATTTTTGACGTAACCGATTCAGGCAGTACCTTATAGACCTTGATCCCGGCGGGTAGCGCGGAGTCGAGCATCCCGATAGCCATGTCATGCAACGCAGTGGACTGCCCCTGAACCACAAGGGAGGAATTCAACGCCTGGACAGTTCGCGTGTAGACCGTCCCGCTCGCATCCATGAACTTTAGGTACGTGCCGACTTGCGGAGGATAGTGCCTTGCGGTCGCGAAATGCCTTGGGGAGATCATTGTCGCGAACCCCTGATGAGTCCCCAACTCAACTTGATGTTGGCTCGCCACGGATACGCCCGTCAGGTCGAGCCCGGCCAGGATATGACTTGGATTGCGAACATAGGTATCAGTCGCGGGCACCCACGACGAATACCATTTCTGAGCCGTATCCCCGGCAGTCTTGCCCGCCACCAACGCCCGCACTTGCGCGTCGATATGTGCCGCAAGAGAGCCAGCGGTAAACCCTGTAACCCCAGTTATCGTCTGACCGGAAACGCTCGCCATGAAGCCCGACAGTATCATCGCGCCTTTCGTCGGATGAGTTAGTCGCAGGCTAAAAGCCCCATTCGCTATGCGATCAACCCTGCCGTTTGCATAAGAGCACACGCCGGGAGTCAACACCTCAACGGTAACCTGAGCAGCATCCGAGCCGCTTAATATGTATCCATCACTTACAGTTGCAAGCGCTGTGACTAGGGTAATTTTATCGCCCTGCACCCCAGGCTGAGGTAAACCGCCGGCGTAAATAGGACTGCTTGAGAGTGTCACGTTTAAATCGCGCGAGGCATCCCAGCCCCGAACGTATTTGGTGGAGCCTTCCTGAAAGACTATATCCATCAGAATCCAAGCTCCGACGACTCAATAATCGCAGCCCAGCGAGAGCTTGTCGCGTTGCCAGGAGTAACTGACACTTGGACGGCACACGCAGCAGCAGTAATCGAAATGACCGGGGCCCCCATTCCGGAAGCAACGTAGGAGTTTTCAAGAGTCGGGCCATCCACCAGAGTGACCGTGCCGTTATTATTCACAGCAGTGGCTCGGTAGACCCACTTCGCGCAATTTGCTGTAGCGCCTGCGTGCTTTCCCAAGATCGTGATACGCAAGTCAACAAGCTTGTTGGAAGGAACCACAAATCGGTTATTGGAACCAGGAATGATTTGCGCCGCGTTCGACGCAGCTACCGTTCCAGCCGTCGCAGCGACGCCCGAAGTGGTTAATTCAATCGCGGTAGTGGCCGTCGAAGCTCGATACAGAAAAGTTTTGGTCACCTGCAGCGTGCCGTTGATCGCCGCATCAAACGACACTCCGGAGAGTGCAGCTTGCCCTGCAACTGGGGCATCTGAAAACGAACCGAGCGCAAGCCCTGCGCCCCCTGTTACAACCAGATATAGTTTGCCGTGAACCGCGTAATCAGTAGGCAATCCCGTGATCGCGGCAGTCAACGTAAGCGTGATAGACGTGCTAAACGACCAAGAACTGACAGTGCCCGAATACGTTGCTGCTTTATATTTTGTGGATATAGTAGGAACGTACCTAAAGCTCACCGATCCTGTTGCCGGAACTCGTCCACGGAAATCCCCCAGCGTAGACGAAAACAATACAGTTG